TTGTTGTCATATTCTTCAACCTGTCCGAGAACATTATGGGAAATCTGTAAGGATTAATTCTGGATACAGGTGTGTTGAATTATGTGAAGCAGTAGGAAGTTCTGCAAAATCACAACATGCAAAGGGACAGGCTGCTGATTTTGAAATTAATGGTTTATCAAATAAAGAATTGGCAACTTGGATTTATAATAATTTAGATTTTGACCAAATTATTTTAGAGTTTCATGACCCTGATGACGACCCTAATAGTGGTTGGGTTCATTGTTCTTATAGAACTGATGGAACAAATCGCCATAATGGATTAATTATTAATAAAAAAACTAAAGGTAATTATGTATCTTGGAAGCCATGAAAATTTTATCCGCAGGACTTGATATAAAAAAAGTGAATTGACAAATGCATATAATTGTGTTATGATGTATTAGATGAACTTGAAAAGTCCTTATTAATATAGATATTCTAATTTTGGTCTATGAGTTTTTATACTAACGTTCAAAATGTAAAAAGTAAAATCTTTTTTCGTGGCATTGACGACCAAGGAAATCATTTCAATCAAAAGGTCGATTACAGCCCTTCCTTATACATATCCTCTACAAAAGAATCTAAATGGAAAACACTTGAAGGTGAAAGTGTTTCTGAAATTCCTTGTGGTTCAATCAATGAAGCAAGAAATTTTATTCGTAGATATGAAAATATAGATAATTTCAAAATTTACGGTAATACTAATTTTCATTATTGTTTCATTGCTGATAATTATCCAGGTACACTGTCATATGATATTCATCAAATAGGTATTGCAAATATTGACATTGAGACTGGTTCTGAAAATGGATTTCCTGACCCTCAAGTGGCACAAGAAGAAGTAATTTCAATATCTGTAAAATTTAAAGATAAATTCTTTTCATTTGGTTGCGGAGAATTTAAATCAAATCAAGAAAATGTGCATTTCATGAGATGCAATAATGAAATTCATTTATTGCAAGAATTTCTTTTATTTTGGGAAAAACTTGATATTGATATTGTAACTGGTTGGAATGTGAAATTTTTTGATATACCGTATCTGGTTAATCGTATGAATCGGGTGTTCGATAAACCTGAATATCAAAGATTATCACCATGGCGATTTGTGAGCGAAAGAACTGTGAATCAAATGGGGTTTGGAGGTACACGAGTACAACAAGCATTTGAACTTGTAGGTATCGCAACTCTTGATTATCTTGATTTATATAGAAAATTTACTTATACACAACAAGAAAATTATAGATTAGACCATATTGCACATGTAGAATTAGGTGATAGAAAATTAGATTATTCAGAATTTGGCAGTTTACATCAATTATATAAACAAGACTTTCAAAAGTTCATGGAGTATAACATTAAAGATGTTGACCTTGTTGATAGACTTGAAGACAAATTGAAATTAATTGAAACTGCAATTGTTCTTGCATATGACGCAAAAGTGAATTATACGGATGTATTTACACAAGTGAGAATGTGGGATACCTTGATTTATAATGAATTGCGAGAAAAAGGTATAGTCCTTCCTCCAAAGAAAAATACATTCAAAGATACTCCATATGAAGGTGCGTATGTAAAAGAGCCAAAACCAGGAGCATATAATTGGGTTGTGTCGTTTGATTTGAATAGTTTGTATCCTCATTTGATTATGCAATATAATGTTTCGCCTGAGACAATGGTGCCTAATTATCCTCCTCAGTCTGTATCTGTTGATAAATTTTTGGACCGTGATATTGATACAACATATTGTCAACAGCAGGATTTGTCAATATCGGCAAATGGTTATCATTTTCGTAGAGATATTCAGGGATTTCTTCCTGCTATGATGGAAAGGATGTATAATGAGAGGTCGAAGTTTAAGATACAAATGCTTGAAACTCAACAAGTATATGAGAATGAGAAGAATCCAACCGAACGTATAAAATTATCAAAAGAGGTTGCAAGACTTGACAATATGCAAATGGCAAGAAAGATTCAACTTAATTCTGCATATGGTGCATTGGGCAATCAATATTTTCGTTTCTTTGATGTGCGACAAGCAGAAGCAATTACAACTGGTGGACAGTTAGCTACAAGATGGGTTGAACGTGATGTAAATAAGTATTTAAATTCCATACTTAAAACTGAAGATAAAGATTATGTAATAGCATCAGACACTGATTCAATTTATGTGTGTTTAGATGACCTAGTGAAGAGTGTGTTTGATGATACAAGTGATATTCCAAAGGTAATAGATTTTCTTGATAAAGTGTGTGACGGGAAAGTACAGGATTGTATAGATAGGTCTTTTAAAAGATTAAGTGATTATATGAATGCATATCAGCAAAAGATGATTATGAAACGAGAAGTGCTTGCTGATAGGGCAATTTGGACAGGTAAAAAACACTATATGATTAATGTGCATGACAGTGAAGGTGTAAGATTTAATAAACCTAAAATCAAAGTAAAAGGACTTGAATCTGTTAAGTCCTCTACTCCTGCTATTGTAAGACAACGACTGGTTGACGCATATAAGATTTTGATGAATGATACAGAAGATGATATGATTACTTTTGTCGAAGGATTTCGTAATGAATTTGAATCTTTGCCTCCAGAAGATGTTGCGTTTCCTCGTTCAGTTAAAGGTATTGAGAAATATAGTGACCCATCAATGTTATATAAAAAAGGAACACCAATACATGTGAAAGGAACTATCATACATAATAAATTATTGAAGGACCATAAATTAACTAGAAAGTATCAGATAATTCAAGAAGGAGAGAAGATTAAGTTTTCATATTTGAAAATACCGAATCCTGTTGGAGATACGGTTATTAGTATGGGCAATACTTTACCTAAAGAATTTGATTTGCATAGATTTATAGATTATAATATGCAATTTGAAAAGACGTTTCTTGGCCCCTTGAAAGATATTTTGAATTGTGTAGGTTGGGACCATGAAAAACGAAATACTATTGAAGATTTTTTTATTTAAGGAGTGATAATGGATTTTTTGAAAGATATGATTAAGGAGACTGGAAATGAATACGCTGGATTGGTGGCCGACGGAGTTGAAGCAGGTGATGTTGAATCTTTTATTGATACTGGAAGTTATGCTCTTAATGCATTATTATCGGGAAGTATCTATGGTGGATTACCGTCAAATAAAATTACTTCCTTTGCTGGAGAAACGGCTACAGGAAAAACGTTTTTCGTGCTTGGTATTGTCAAACAGTTTTTATCAGATAATCTTGGCGGGGGTGTTCTTTATTTTGAGTCTGAATCTGCTATAACTAAACAGATGATTGAGCAACGAGAAATTGATACTTCTCGTATGGTGATTTTACCAGTTGCGACTATACAAGAATTTGCTCATCAAGTTACAAAAATACTTGATAAACATCTTGCTAGTGAAGATAGACCACCATTGATGATATGTCTTGATAGTCTTGGTATGTTATCAACTTCAAAGGAAGTAGGTGATATTGCTGAAGGAAAAGAAACAAAAGATATGACTAGAGCCGCCCTTGTAAAAGGCGCATTTAGAGTATTGACACTTAAAGCAGGAAAAGCAAAAGTTCCTGTATTGGTTACAAATCATACATATAGTCAAGTTGGAGTGATGTTTCCTCAACAAGTAATGGGTGGAGGTACAGGACTTTATTATGCTTCAAGTAATATTGTATTTCTTTCAAAAAGAAAAGAAAAAGATGGAACAGAAGTTATTGGTAATGTAATTCATTGTAAAAATAAGAAATCTAGACTGACTGTGGAAAATAAGCAAATTGATGCACTAGTGACTTATGATAAAGGATTAGACCGTTGGTATGGTATGATTGAACTTGCTGAAGAGACAGGAATTTTTAAGAAAGTTTCTACACGTTTTGAATTGCCTGATGGTTCAAAAATGTTTGGTAAACAAATTATGCGAGACCCAGAAACATATTTTACTGAAGATATTATGAAAAAAATTGATGAATATTGTAAAGAAAAATTTTTATATGGTTCTAAAAAATCTGTTGAAGTGAACGAAAATGAAGAAACCGTTTAGTAAAGATTTTTCAAAAATTCATCATTCAGACACTATAGAAAATGTTAAAAAACTTTCTTATGGTTCTGGTTTGTGGAATACGTATTATAAAAATACGCTTTGGAAATTAGATTGTTTAATAGACCGTGCGTTATATATAAAAAATAAAAAAATATCAGGTAATGTTGCAGAAGTAGGAATTGCTAAAGGAGGTTCTGCTAAAATTTTAGCGAATATATTTTTAGATAAAAAAATACATTTATTTGATACATTTCAAGGATTACCTATAGAAGACCCCTTGAGTGGCCTTGTTATTGGTGATTTTCAAGAAAATGAAGATGATGCGAAATTATTTTTATCAAATAATGATAATGTTCAATTTAATGTTGGAACTTTTCCAGATACAGTAAATTTGAGTTCAACGGATAATTATTCTTTTGTACATTTAGATGCTGATACATATCAGAGTACCATGGATGGATTAATTTATTTTTATCCTAGACTTACGAATCAAGGATATATTTTAATAGATGATTATATGTTTGATGAATTGCCTGGGGTAACAATGGCAGTTTTAGAATTTACAAAAATGCATGATATAAAATATCATTTGCCTGAAAGATGGATGTGTCTGATACAAAAAACTTAACAGAATGGTACGATATAGTTCCAAATCCTCAAAATGAAGATGATGAGCAACAGGTATTTCATATTAAACAAGGTAAATTTCAAGATGTAGTTTATAAATATAATCGTTTTGGGGTTAATGACAATCCAAATGAAGATGGCACATTGACTTATAAGTTTGAGTATGATATACTACAAATACCTGAAAATATTGTAAATAAACAATATGCTGATGAAGAAGGAAAAGAATTTGAAACTTTAATTGGTGATATACTAATCGAAGTTATTCAAGATAATATTACAAAAACAGAAAGTGAGGATGGAAAGACTAGAAGATACGATATTAAAGAACCTGTTGTATAATGATGATTTTGTAAGAAAATCATTACCATACTTGAAAAATGATTATTTTCTTGAGCATACTGATAAAATTCTATTTGAAGAAATTAATAAGTTTATACAAAAATATAATATATCTCCTACCAAAGAATCTCTCGTAATTGAACTTAATGAAAATTCAAAATTACAGGAAGACCAATTTAAAAGTTTAATAGAGAGATTAAATGTATATGATTCAAATAAGAATGATAAATCAGAAATACAATGGTTAATTGATACTACGGAACAATTTTGTCAAGATAAAGCAATTTATAATGCGGTTTTAGAATCAATTTCTATAATTGATGGCCAGAAGAAAACTGAAAAAGATAAAGGGGCAATTCCTGCAATATTATCCGATGCGCTTGCAGTGTGTTTTGACCCTCATATTGGTCATGATTATATTGAAGATGCCGAAGAAAGGTATGAATTTTATCATAAAACTGAACAAAGAATACCATTCGACCTTGAATATTTTAATAAGATAACATCAGGCGGAGTGCCAAATAAAACATTAAATATTGTTATGGCTGGTACAGGTGTTGGTAAATCTTTGTTCATGTGTCACATGGCGTCAAGTTGTTTGTCTCAAGGTATTAATGTTCTTTATATTACACTTGAGATGGCGGAAGAAAAAATTGCTGAAAGAATTGATGCAAACCTTATGAATATTGCACTTGATGATTTGAAGAAATTGCCGAAAAATTTGTATGAAAGAAAGGTTGCTAACATTAGTAAAGTTACTGATGGCAAATTAATTGTTAAAGAGTATCCAACTGCGGCTGCAAATGCAAATCATTTTCGTAATTTATTGGGAGAACTGAAACTTAAAAGGCAATTTGTTCCGCAAATAATTTTTGTAGATTATCTGAATATTTGTTCATCAGCTAGATTGAAGCAAGGTGCGAATGTGAATTCTTATGTGTTTGTCAAATCAATTGCTGAGGAATTGCGTGGTATGGCAGTTGAATATGGAGTACCTATTATGTCTGCTACGCAAACTACAAGGTCTGGTTTCACAAGTACTGATGTTGGTCTTGAAGATACGTCTGAATCTTTTGGTCTACCTGCAACTGCTGATTTAATGTTTGCACTTATATCAACTGAAGAACTTGAAGGATTAAATCAGATTTTAGTTAAACAACTTAAAAATCGTTATAATGACCCAACGAGTATGAAAAGATTTGTAATTGGTGTTGATAGGTCTAAAATGAAACTG